AGAAGTATTGAGAAAGGCGATAAAACAATAAATGCCAATAAAAGATGATAAAAGTAAAAGATGGTTCACAAAACCAAAAAACATTAAAATTTCTTTACGAATTGCCAGTAGAATTAACAAAAGCAATTCGCCAAGGCTTTTATGCATCAGGTAAAGAATTAGTTGCAGATTTAAATAAAGATATGAAGCAACTAAAAAGTGGTAGAGGCTACAAAGTATACAAAGGAATTGGTGGTGGAACATTAAAAAAACCTAAATTACACACAGCCTCAGCACCCAACGAAACACCAGCGATAATAACTGGTAAATTTAGAAAATCAGTTGATTTTGCTGTTCGTGGCAATAGACAATTAGAATTTGGAGCTAACGAAAATGCACCAGAGTATGCAAAATTTTTAGAAGAAGGAACAGCCAAAATGGTAGCAAGAGAGCCATTTAAAAGAATTGTTATGAAAAATAAAGATAAGATTAAAAGAAATATAGATATTAAATTAAAACAAGTGTTGGGGGGTAAAAAATGAAAGGCATTCAAGTCGTTAATAGATTAAAAGATATTTTGCCAAAATATACTAATGATTTTTCAACCATTATCAATGCTTCATCCTTGACAAGGGTAAGCTCGACAATAACTTGCACGACAGCGACAAATCATAATTTATTAACTGGAAATTATGTAACTATCAAGGGTGCAAAAGAACCGATAGCATTAAGCACAATAACTTTTTCTAATGGTATTGCCACCGCAACAGCTTTGACAGATCATAAATTAAGCGATCCGTCTTTATTTGCTCCACAAATTTTGCCAATTAAAATTGAAATATCTGGAGCAGTTGGTTTCAACGGAAGTTGGGAATTAGTAAGTGTGCCAAGTAAATTAATTTTTACCTTTAAAGTAAGTGGCAACCCTGCCAATGTAAATAATGGATATTTATTGCTTGACGATTATGAAGGATATAATGGCTATAAACAAATAACTAAATTAACAGATACCTCGTTTAGCTACACAACAACTGGCACGATGCAATCACCAGCACAAGGCGAAATAAAGGTAAGCACAGCAACAAGGATAGCACATTCTGCAACACCACAAAGAATACAAGAGTTTTATACAGCAGGGCAGGGTGGAGTTTTGGAAACATGGCTTTATGTTGTTATGGGACAAAACCAAGCTTATAAAAATGATACAGTTGTCGGTGATTCATCGACTGCAAAAAGAACAAATGAAGACTACTGGAACTCGGCACAGCAAAGTTTTAGTATTTATATAGTTATACCTGCAACAACATCAATTCTTGGTGGCGACATTGCCGATAATGCCAAAGGTTATTTAAAACCAATATTAAAAGCCCTAGCAAATTATATTTTTGAAAGTGATTTAAGCGATGAAGAGATGCAACCCTGCCAATATGTAGGCGATGAAGCTGACGACTATATAACCGCTACTTATACCCATAGGTTTGATTTTGTAGTTCAAGGGTTTATTCAAGTTAGCGATACTACCGATTATGATTTGGGAGTTCCACTGCAAAGGGTTGAGGGTTTATTTGAAGAGCAAGGTTTAGATTATGATCTAAACACTCGTTAAAATCTAAAATCATAGTTTTTTGACTTGCAAAAAATTGACAAAAATCAACAATATAAACATATTAAAAATTATTTTGTTATGCAAATAAAATTAAACCAAAATTTAAGAACTCCACAAGGACAATTGCTACAAGGTGCAATCATTGAAATTAATGATGAGGTTGGAGTGCCAACAGATTTATTTTGGCGAAATAGATTAAAAGATTCTGCTATTGATAACTGTATCGAGGTTGTGGATCAAGTTATATCAACTCAAAAAAAAGGTAAATAATGGGACAATCATTTCCAAGAGGAACATCTAATATTAAATCGGCATTAACCGCAAAAGATGCAGGCGATCGCTCAATTCTTTTAGTAGGTTGTATGATAAGTGGCACTGCTTCTAGTGGTGAGCTTAAAGAAAATATTTTAAGCAAAAAAGAATTTAACGATTTATTCGGTGCAAAATCACAAATTGCAAAAGCTGGAAGATCTTTAATTGATACTTTATCGGTTTCTAAAATTAAGCCAAAAGTTTCTGCGATTGGCTTAACCGATAATGCTTCTGGTGTCGCCTCAACTGGCTCAATTGCTTTTTCAGGCACTTCTACCGAAGCTGGCACATTAACTATTTACATTGATTCAAAAATAAATGGTAAATACGAAATTGCTGTTGCTATCGGTGATACTGCGACTGTAATTGGTGGTAAATTAGTGACTGCAATTACTGCTAATGCTTATTCACCAGTAACCTCTGTAAATACTACTGGCTCAGTTGCATTAACTGCTGTAAATGATGGCACACAAGGCAATACAATCTCTCTTGGTGTTGATGGCTCTATTGCTGGGATAACCACAACAATAACTGCAATGTCAAGTGGTGCAACAAACCCAGTTTTAACTTCGTTATTCGATCCAATTGTAGATAAAAGATTTACAACTATCGTTTATCCTGCCGAGTGGGGCACTTCTACATTATCAACATTTACCGAAGCAAGATTTAATGTAGATAATAAAATTCTTGATGGAGTTGGTTTATTTTGTAAATTAGATACCTATGCTAATCTAAACACTTTTGTAGATGCATTAAACCAAAAAACACTTTGTGGCATTGCTAATAAACTAATCTCTGCTACAAAATTAAAAGGTGGAGCTATTTTTGAAAGCCCACTTGTTATTGCATCAATCTTTGCTGGTATTAGAGAATTAAGATTGTCAGTTGGTGGAAATGTTTCAAGTTTCGCAACCAACGGTGAAACAGTTGGTGGTAGTTATTATGGTGGTGTTCCTTATGCTGGAACTCCTATTTATAACTTACCTATAATTGAAAGTGGCGATGATTTTAGCGATGCCGAGGCTGATGAGCTTGCAAATAGTGGTTTAACTTTATTAAGAAATAACCCATCTAATACAAGTATCATTATTAACGAAGCAATGACCACTTATAAAACTGATGCACAAGGTCAAGTTGATAAAACTTTTAAATATGTCAATTATTTTGATACCTTAACTATTATTAGAGAATATGTATTTAATAATTTAAAAGCTGATTTAATAGGAAGACGGTTAACAACTGGCGAATTAATAGCTGGTCGTGCTATGATAAATAAAGAAGGTTTTATTAATCTTATGAAAAAATATTATGGCACATTATCAGGTTATAAAACTAATAATAATAATTATGTATTGTTAAGAGCTGGTGATAGCGAATTAAAAGCTTTTGTTGATGCCTTAGATCAATCAGTGGTTATTACTTTGGTTGATGGCAAAATTACAGCAGAATCAATCGCGAATATCATAACACAGGTAAGGGAATTTATAGTTAATTTTACTCCAACATTTGAATAAATAAATTTATGGCAATACAAAAACAAGGTGATTTAGTTATCAACGGAAAGACAGTAGGTTACGAAGGTAAAGTTAAAACCCAAACTGGCTCTATTACAAGGAATTTTCATCCGCAAGTTAATGGCTCAATAATAATTACTAGCGATGTTTCAACTAATATTGGTATGGTTATTGTGCCAGTAAGAGCAACCGATGAAAATAAAGCATTATTTACAAGCTTTTATAATAATGGCAACAACAATACAGTTTCATTTAGAAATGAAAATTTTTCAGACTGTTCAGTAGAAGTATTGCCACAAACCGAGGATTTAGAAATTGTCGAGTATGTTTTTAAAGGCAACCCTGCAATTTAGTTATTTATGAAAGATAAAATTGCTTTTGATTTTCAAAAATCTATTCAAGTCCAAGGTAAAGAAGGCGATAAAAATTGTTTTATTGATTTAGATAAAATCTATTTGTCTGCACCATCTTATAAAGACAAAGATAAAACCTTATTGCTAAAAAAGAAGTTTATAGAAGCTATTTTTGGTATGACACAATCTTTATCAAAACAACAAGCAAGCGAACAAATCGAAAATGAAAATGGTTTAGATGCCAAGGCTATTAAGGCAATTTTATATGCTAGCCCTAACTTTGATATTGTTAGCTATTTTAAATTGTTTGCAAATTTATTGCTAAATGTTGCTTTTAAAGATGAAGAAATGAAACAACCCCTTAATAATCTTGATATTGAAAAAATTAACGAAGAAGATTTTGAAGAGTTGCTTGCTAAATATTTAGAGGTTTTTTTTATTGTTTCGTGGATGAAGACCTTAAAATAGGGGGCTTTACCCACAATAAGGTTTCGATTGAATCAATAATTTGTAATATTGGATATTTTTACAAAGGCTCAGCTAGTTTTGAATGGCTTGAATTACAGCCAATAACAAAAATATTAAGACTTCAAAAAGAAGCTGAAAAAATTAACAAACAACTAGAAAAAAATGTTTAAAGTATCATATATCTACGACCTAGTTGATAACATAAGCCCTCAATTAAAAAAGATACAATCAAACCTAGAAGCTACCAAAAATAAGGTTAACTCTATTGCAGGGCAGATGTCAACATCATTTAGTAATTTAAGCGATAATATAAAAAAAACCAGTCAATCATTTAATAATGCTGGCATGACACTCGCTCCATTATCGGTAGCAATGGGATTAGTGGCGACAAAGGCTTTTAAAAGTGCCGCAGAATTCGAGATGTTAAGAATAAGAATGAATGTATTGACAGGTAGTGTCGAAAAAGGAGGATTAGCTTTTCAAGAAGTTACTAAATATGCTGCTAAAACACCGTTCCAAATTGCCGATATTAGTAAATCTTTAAATATGTTAATGTCTACTGGTGGGATGCAATTCGAAGAAGCAATGAAGACCATTAAAGTTTTAGGCGATATTGCTTCAATATCTGGTGGCGACATGAGCGGAATGGCATTGGCATTTTCACAAACTTCGGCAACAACAAGATTATTAGGTCAAGACTTTAATCA